GGGCGCTCCAACTTTTATCCTTCCAAGGCCACCGGAGACTTGGGGCTCGCGGTGTTCTCCACGGACCTGATCCTGTTCGACGAGTCCGACTCGGGCCAGGAATTGTTCAACTTCATCCCGGTCAAGATCGGCACCTACACCGCCGAAGAGAACTACAAGGGGATCGTGGACACCATCCGCCGGGAGTTTGAAATGACCTTTCGGCAGATCGAGCAGAAGTTCAACAAGCCGGGAGATTCGATCCCCGAGAAACTGAAGGAATCCGGGAAAAAGGGGAAGGACCGCAAGTTCAAGATTCTCCATTGCATCTTTCCCCGCGAGGATTCCGAACGGCTGCCGGGACGGAAGGACGGGCCGAACAAGCCGATTGCCTCGGTGTACGTCGCCCTTGAGTTCAACGAACGCATCCGCGTATCGGGATACGATGAAAGCCCTATCCTCTGCCGCCGGATGGCCAAGTGGGGCACGGATGCGGTGTGGGGCTACGGCCCCTCCTATCAGGCGCTCCCCGAGGCGCGGCAAATCAACTACGTCCAGCAATACTTGGACGCGCTGGCGGAACTCCACGCCTACCCCCGCATCCTGACTCCGGACAATCTGGAGGGGGACGTGGATTTGCGGGCCGGCGGCAACACGATCTTCGACAGCTCCAACCCGAACGCGAAGCCGATGGAATGGGCGACGGTGGCGGACTACAAGCTGGGGCTTGAAATGCAGGAGCAGCGCCGGAAGGCGATCCGCGATGCGTTCTTCAACGACGCTTTCAAGCTCCTGAACTCCCAGCCGCTCCTCGACAAGAAGATGACGGCCTACGAAATCAGCCAGCGCCGGGCGGAGCAGTTGCAGAACATCACCTCGATTGATGTCCGGTCGGTCAACGAGTTTGTGAACCCCTGCATGATCCGCGCCTTTGGCATCATCTACCGCTCCGGCAAGCTGGGGACCGCCCCTGATGCCCTGATGCAGCAGCTGCCCGGCGGCAAGTCGGCTCTGGTCCGCCCGGAAGTCGTCGTCACGTCCCAATTTGTGAACGCCCTCCGCGCCCTGAAAAACCGGGGCTGCGAGGAAACAATCCAGTTTCTCATGCCGCTGGCCGAACAGAAGCCCGAGACGTGGGACATCATTGACTTGGACACAATGGGGCGGGAGTACGCCCAGAACACGGGACTTCCCCCCGACAACTTGCGCAAGCTCACCGGCCCGAACAGTGTCGCCGCGATCCGCCAGCAGCGCGCCAAGATTCAGCAGGCCCAGCGGACCGCCGCCCTGGCGGAGCAGGGGGCCAAGGCCGGAAAGAACCTTGCCCAGAGCCCCCAATGGATGCAGGACAACGCCGAGGCCGGGGCGCAAGCCGGCCAGTAGTCTCGCCACCTCATGCAGAGTGAACCAGAAAAACCCATTTCCGAAGCCACCCTTCAAGCCCAAGCCAGAGCCCGCCGCCTCTCCGCCGCTTTCGCGGAGGTCTTTGGACAGCCTCGGAACCGGACCCCTGCACAAAAGCTCGTGTTGGAACACCTCTCCATCTGCGCAGGGGACGACGGCAACGCCTACCGCTTTAACGACGCGAAGGACGGGGTTGCCCTGATCGCAGCGGGTCTCCACCGAGACGGGGCCAAATCTTTGCTAAGAGTCATCGAACGCCAGCTTGCGCTCTCGGCCAAAGCCGCGGAGCCCAAGACGGTCAAATCCACCATCAAACGATAACGCCACATGAGCACCGAAACAGATGAACTGACAGCCACTCAGGTCCGCCTGAAGAAAGACGGCACCCTGATCCAACGGCAGGACGGCAGCGAGGTCGTCATTGCCCACTACAACCGCGACACGGGACACTTGGAGTTCGAGACCAAGGAGTATTCCCAGAAACTTTACAACCAGGTCACCGCCAAAATCGGCACGGTGAACAAGGGCACCCAGCCCTCGGGCCTGAGCATCAAGTCCATCGGGGTGAAGGGGGAGGCCCGCCCGGACCTGAAGAACACCCCGAAGCGCCCCCGCATGGGACCGGAGGGAGACGGCACCCCCGAGGTGGTGGACTGGTATCTCCAAAACGACCTGTCCCAAGCCATCATCCGGTACGGCATCTACACTGATGCCAATGGCAAACCGGTGCGGAAGAAGGTCAAGCGGGTGATCGAGACCGTGGTGGACAACCGCGAGACCGACACCGAGAACCTTGAATGGGTGAAGGACGGCCCGAAGACGAAGAGCCGCAACCCCATCGGCACCAAGTACGACGTGGTGGAACTCAAGTCCGCCATCATCGCCCGCCGGTGGACGCGGTACGAGGAGGGGTTTGAGGCCCTGTTCAAGCCCGAGGAGGTGGTCGGCGGCTTCCAGCCGAATGACGACTTCGACGAACCCGCCGTCAGCTTGGAGGATGAAGCATGAACGCCGAATTCATTCCCCATTCGGAAATCCAGTATAACGCGGACGTGAACGCCGCCAACACCCTCGCGGAGTACGCCCTGAAGCTGGGGCCGGCCTTCCGGGACAAGTTCGACTTTTCGACCGATGACCAGTTCGCCAAGCTGGCGGAAGTGTCGTTCAAAGCCGCCCAAGCCTTCGTGGCCCACCGGCAGGTTTTGATGAAGGAAGCCAAGACCAAGCTCGAACTGGCCCAGATCGAGGAACGCCGGAAGGCTGAACTCGAAGCCCTTCAGGCCAAGATCGAGGAACGCCGGAAGGCTGAACTCGAAGCCCTTCAGGCCAAAGGTCGGGAGGTCGTACAATGAGCGACACAGCCGTTTTGGAGCCCGCCAGCGCCCCTCCGGCGCCCAGCCCTAGCTCTCCACCCCCTACGACCCCTCCTGCGGCTCCTAGCGCCCCTGCCGCGCCTTCCTCGGCCGTTGCCGAACCGTGGTACAAGGACTGGATTCAGGCGGACGGCACCCTGAACAGCAAGGCCCTCGACCGCCTCCCCGATCACGCCAAGGGTCTAAAACCCTCATGGGAACGCCTCCGGTCCATTGACGACCTTGCCACGACCGCCCTGAACCAGCAGGTCTTGGTCGGCAAAAAGGCTCTGGCTCCCCTGCCCGCCGACGCCCCGGCGGAAGCCGTGAAGGCCCGTAAGGAACTTTTGGACTCCATTCAGGGTGTTCCCCCCAGCCCCAAGGACTACGGTATCGCCAAGCCGAAGGAACTCCCCGAGTCCCAATGGAACCAACCCCTTGCGGACAACTTCACGGCGTGGGCGCACAAGCACTCCGTTAGCCCAGCAGCAGCCAAGGAACTGATCGCCATGCAGATTGACGGCGTGAAGGGCCAGCTCCAGTCCCAAGCGCAGTACGAGCAGCAGTTCTGGGCTAACGAGCAAAAGACCTTCGAGGTCGTCACGAAGCAGGAGAACATTGATTCAACCCGCGCCTCGGCTTTGGTGGAAAAGGGGGCCATCGCCCTCGGGCTGGATCTCACGAGCGAGCGCACCAAGAATTTCCTGAAAGGCTCCGACGCCCGCATGATGGCCCTGAGACACGCCTTGGCCATCGGGGAAGATCACGTCGTCAACGGGGAGTCCAAGACCACGGAGACGAACCCCGGCGAACTCGCCCGCTCCGTCATGCACGACAAGAGCAACCCGCTGTACGAGCAGTATTGGAACCGGGAAGGGAAATTCCCGTCCAGCTTGGTGGAGTCGGTCCGCGCCAAGGTCATCGAGTGGCAGCGCTTGGAAGCGGCCAAGAATCCTCCACGGGGCAGGAGATAATCTCCCATGATCAAACCCCTGCGGGACTACCTCGTGGTGCGCTACGAGGGGGCAAGGCTTGGCGTGGTCGGCTCCCTCTGGCTTCCCGACACTGAGAAACTGGCCAACAAGACCGGAGGGGTTTGCGAGGTGCTGGCCTCCGGCCCCAAGGTTGTCGCCGCCTTCCCGGGAACCCGGGTTCACCTGAACGCCTACGGTGAACACCTGGCCGGCGAGGAAATCATTCACGAAGGCGAGAAACTCATCCTGATCCGCGAAAGAGACATCAACGGAGTCGTCCAATGAACAAACCCAACCTCGCCACCTCCTCCGCCTTCTGGTCCGCATGGGCCGAGAAGGTGAAGGCCGACCGCCACAACTTTGCCAAGAGTCCCCTCTACGTGGAACAGGACTCCCAACTGCCGGAGGAGTTTCAGGCGGTCGCGGAGACCGTCACCCTCATGGGGCAGGTTGATCCAGATGGCAAAACCCGCGATGCCCAATTTGGGGGACGACTGGTTGACACCTGCTTGGGACCCGTGACCCGCATGTGGCTAGACTCGAACATCGAGTACCATTTTCTCAAGCGTCACCTGCCAACCTTGGCCTCCTCCCGCGTGCTGGACATCGGGGCGGGTTACGGACGGTTTGCCGCCACGCTTTCCCAATTCGTCCCCTCGGTGACCACGGTGGATGCAATCCCCATCAGCACGGAAGTCTCCCGCGAATACCTCGCCCACTTCGCCCCCACGGTGGACGTGCTCTCCATCGAGCAGTTCGTGGATACATTTCAAAACCAGTCCTACGACTTAGCCGTCAACATCCATTCATGGAACGAGTGCACCAAGGAGCAGGTCGAGAACTGGATCAAGACCTTGGTGCAGATGAAAGTCCCCCATTTGTTCACTGTCTCCCACGGCCAGTTGAACGCGGAGCGGGAACCCGCGTACTACACGTGGCAGGTGGGTCACCCCTCGTTCCGACCCATCCTCGAATACTACTACGACTTGGTGGCGGAGGAAACCCTCGGGCTCACCAACCATCCCCACGCTCTCTGGAAGCTGAAGGCCAACGCCCAGCAACTCTTGCAGACTCCAAGAAAACCCTTGGTCATGATCGGGACCCCGCTCAAGCATATCGAGTGCAACGGGGCGATGACCCCGGAGGCTTTTGCGAAACTCCACGACAACTACCGCAAGCCCATCCAAGCCCTGCTGACCGCGACCGACCTGCCCTTTCGCTTCTGCCTCTTTGTGGTTGGGGGTGGAGGGGTGGCGAAGGCCCGGAACACCATCACCAACGCCTTCCTTGGGAGTGAAGCGGACATTCTCCTCTTCCACGACTACGACCTGATCACGGATGAAACCGGAGCCGACCATGTGAAGGTGGTGATGCGCCTTTTCCAGAACGGGCTCAAGTGCGTCGGTGGACTTTATACCATCCGGGCGGATAACGGGCATTGGGTCATCAACCTGCCCGACGCCGGCGGCCCCTTGGAAGGCTGGGGGCTGCGCGTGTTGGAACTCGGGACCGGATTCAAGGCCCAGACCCGCTCCTACTTTGAATTGATCGCCGCCAAGAATCCCTGGCTCGAATACCAAGACGACGACACGAAGCAGAAGTGCTACGGCTTTTTCTCGATGGGGCCGGTGAAGGACGAGGAAATCTGGCCGGGCCGAGGCCGGTGGCTCACGGAGGACTACTGGCTCGACTGGCTCGCCCGGGACGCGGGGATTGTCATGGTCGCTGACGTGACCATCCAGCTCCGCCATCTGGAAGAAGGGCATATCGAGCGCTTGGTCTCCAAGGACCCCCTGATCCAGAAGAAGGTGAAGGCCCTAGAAAAACAGTTGGGCACCACTCTTTTTGTCCGCACGGCGGACGAGGTTTTCCCCAAGGAATTTCCCCCCGTCCCAGCCAAACAGGAGGGAGGAAAAGAACTTGACTTGTATTCTAAGTGAGATCACCGATCTCGACTTAGGACGCCACCCATAACCCAAACTCATATCATCATGGCTGGCATTAAAAACACTCCCTTCACTCCCGACGCCGACATTGTTGCCCAAATCACCGGCACGGGCCAACCGACTCCGGGCTTCAACGGTGCGTCCACCACGGGCTCCGGCGTGGCCCCGACCTACGCGGCCTCGATTGAACTGGCTCCCTTCCTCCAGAAGAGCCGGTTCGTCCTGATCACGACCAACAGCACGATTGGCAACAGCACCCTGACTGCGGCCTATGTCGCCGCCGCCGGCGCCATCCTGAACATTCAGGTGGCGAACGACGCGAGCGCCGCCCGCACGATTACCTTCTCGACCGGCTTCCGCTCGACGGGTGTGCTGACGGGCACCAACTCGAAAATCCTCTTGGTGGGGTTTGTCTCGGACGGCACGACTTGGAACGAAGTCGCGCGCTCGGTCGGCGCCATCACCTAGTTTCAGCCTAGATTCATGGGGAAGCCCCATCCTTCACCGGGTGGGGCTTTTTTGTGCTTGCATCTGAAAATTCACGCGGCACGTTCGCGCATCAGAAGAGCTGTCCAGAGGATAACCCGCGTGCCACGAGCGGACCCGGATCAGCGGCTCGGCAATCAATTGTCCGAGTACGACCCCCGCACGGGGACAACCGGGTCTCGGATGTCAGGAAATTCAGTTTTCAACATCCTCTAAAACATCATGGCAGGAGCAATCACAACCCTCCCGCAACACTACGAAATCGCTTTCGATGGTGTGTGGCGCGAGATCATGGCCCAGCAGAAGGAACACCGCCTCGCTGGCAAATACCTCGTCAAAAACGTCAACGGCAATCAGGAGCGCTTTGACCAGATGGGCGCGCAGAACTATGCGCTCCGTCAGGTCACCGCCCGCGCCCAGAAGAGCGAGCCGTCCGATGTTCCGACGTTTTCCCGTTGGGTGCGTCCGCGCCCCTACGACAAGACCACGTGGATCGACCAGTTCGACCATATCCTCCTCGGCAACCTCCCCTCGCCCGAGTCCCCGATTGCCCGCAATCACGGCATCGCGGCCGCCCGCCAGAAGGACATCGTTCTCCTGAACGCGCTCCTCGGCACGAACTACACGGGTGCCCAGGGCACGACGGCCACCACGCTGCCCACCACGGGCGGCACGCTCGGCACGGGTCAGACCGTGGGTGTCACCTACGGCTCCGGCTCGGCCAACTCCGGCCTCCAGCTCGCCAAGCTGACCGCCGCCTCCTTCATCATGGACTCGAACGATGTCCCCGAGGAAGGCCGGCAGTTCGCCTACGCGGCCAAGGAACTGAACAACCTGATCACCAACGTCGATCAGGTGAACTCGGTCCTCTACAACGACGTGCGGGCTCTCCGTGACGGTCGCATCCGCGACTTCATGGGCTTCGAGTTCACCCGCACCCAACTGGTCCCGTTCCTCTCGGGTTCCACCACGGTCCGCACCTGTGTCGCTTGGCAGCGGGATTTCCTGATGCTGGGTCTGGGTCAGGACGTGATGACCAAGATGGACATCCTGCCCACGCAGTCTCAGGCGATTCAGGTCTATACCTGCCTTCTCCTCGACGCAACCCGCATGGAAGAGGCCGGTGTGGTTCAAGTGAACTGCGACGAGTCCGTCTAACCAATAACCTTCAACCCATAAGGAAAAACTAACATGGCTACTTGGTACACAGACGTTGCAGCCCTTCAACAGCAGTACGTCAACTTCCCCGGTCAGGTGGGTGCTCCCTACCTGACCACCGTCCCGGGCGCCCAGAACAATCCGTTGTTCGAGGGTCCGCTCGTCATCACGGCAACCTACACCCTCACGGGCAACGAGGCGCCGAATGACATCATCAACATCGCCAAGCTCGAAGCGGGCATCATGGTGGACCCGAACGGCCACGTCTCGACGGGTCTCACGGCCCCCGGCACGGCGCTCTCGCTTGCCATCGGCGACAACGATCTCGGCCTTGCGACGAATCTTCCGATTCCGAACGCGGCCGCTTTCACGGCCCAGCCGACCAACTGGCAGGCGCCCGCTTGGGTGTCCGGCACGACCTATGCGGTCGGCAACGTGGTGCTCGATCCGAACAGCACGCCGGCCAACCTGACGTACACCTGCGTCTCGGCCACCTCCGGCACGACCGCGCCCCACAGCGCGGCCAATACCGTGTGGATGCCGAACAGTCAGCGCTACTCGAACTCGATTGTCACGAACACCGCAGCGGCGAACGTGGCTTTCTCGGGTGGCACGCAGCTCTACGGCGGTCCGGCCTCGATCGTGCCCTTCAGCACGACTCCCGGCACGGCGGCCTCGGGGTTCCCGTCCATCACGGGCGGTCCGGCCAACGCGACCCTCTGGGCCGCGAATCAGCCGTACCAGATCCAGAACGACTGCTGGCTCCAGGCCCTGCTCATCACGGCCAACGTCCTCACCGCGAACACGGTTCTTGTGTTCCGCGTGCCGGTCATCGCCTCGAACTAACCTTAGCCTAGGCAACTAGACTAATCCAAAATGACCCGGGAGGCTGACCTTGTGGCGAGGCTGGCCTTCCGGGTTTTCTTTTTCTGATGCCCACGACCCTCGCCCCCGTTGACGTTTGCAACATCGCCCTGTCCAAGATCGGGGCGCAGGCCATCGTGTCCCTGCTGGACACCTCGAACGCCTCGGCGGTCGCCTGCAACAACAACCTCCAACTGGCCTACCTTGAGGTCACGCGCTCCGGCCGGTGGAACTGCCTCCTGCGGCCGGCGGTGCTCCAGTCGGTCCCACAGATTCCGCTGACGGCGAACCAGAGCCTCGCTCCGGGCTCCTATGTCACATGGACGGCGAACACCCTGTTCACCCAAGGCGTTTACGTGACTTACGGCGGGTACTACTACCTCGTCCTCAACACCTACACGTCAAGCAGCAGCGTGGCGACCGACGTGGCGAACGGCAACCTGAGCCTCTACAACTCCAACGGCCCGACGATCACCAACGCAACCGCGTGGGCGCCCCTGACGTTCTACCCGGCCAACGCCTTCCTGTTTTACGGCAACTACTACTACGAGGTGAACTTCTCCTACACCTCGACCAACAACTTCACGAACGACCTGACGGCGGGCTACCTGACGCAGACCGACCAGCAGTACGGCTCCAGCTCCACCGATTTCCTTGGACCCTTCGGCCTGCAATACGCCTCGGGCTGGCCCTATCAATACTTGCTGCCGGCTGACTTCCAGCTCCTCGCCATCCTGAACGAGAACGCGGTGTGGGACTACGACGGCTCCGGCGGGGATGACTACGAACTCATGTCCGGCCAGATCGCGGTCGGCCCTCCTCCCACCTATGGGCAATGCCTGTTCACCTACGCTTCGCAGGCGGTGATCCAGTACGTCCCCAACCAGCCGGACACGACCCAATGGGATGCTCTTTTCACGAACGCCGTGACCCTGAAGCTCGCTTCCGCCATCGCCACGACCTTGCGGCAGGACGGGGGAGCACTTGAGGCCAAGCTTCTGATGGCCTACGAGCAGGCCCTCCGCGTGGCCCGGCAGAAGAACGGCGGGGAAAAGCAGTCCATCCGCTTCAACCCGATCCGCTCCTCCCGCTTCAACCAAGCCCGCTACGGTGGAATCAACGGTTGATCCATGCCCAAAAGCCTAGACTCCCTTCTTTCCTTTACGGCGGGTGAATTTTCACCGCGTCTTGATGCCCGGGCGGACCAAGTAAAATACAAGTCCGCGATGAGGCAATGCCTCAACATGATCCCGTACAAGACGGGTGGCCTGACGCGGCGGCCGGGCACGCAATACATGGGGACAGGCAAATACACGGATTCCGCCGGTGCCACTTCCATGCACGCGGTGGGGCTTCGCTCCTTTGAATACAGCCCCTCCACGAGCTTCATCTTGGAGTTCGGCCACCGTTACGTCAGGTTCTACTCCAACGGCCAGCAGGTCCAAGTGACGAGCGCTCCGTCGTGGGTGCCCAGCCAGCAATTCATCGCCGGAGCGTACTGCTCCTATCTGGGGGTCATTTACTACGCTCCCGGGGGAGCCTACACCTCCATGCCTCCCACGAGCGCGGGGATCATCAACGTCATCTGGTTTGCACAGACGATCCTCGAACAGCCAACTCCCTATTGTGGAATCTACTACCCGACCGGTGCGGTTCCGGGTTGGGTCACCTCGACCATTTATTTTATCGGGGACTACGTGACGCAGGGGGGCGTGACGTATCGGTGCCAGGTTTACCATCTCTCGGGCACCTTCGCCACCGATCTCGCCAACGGGGACTGGCTGGTTGCGACCGCTCCGGTGA